ATATGGTTCAAGACCATAAAGATTACGAATTTATCCGAATGAAATATTTTGACAAAATGACTTATGAAGAAATAGCTTCACAATTAGATATTTCTTTGAAAAGTACTTATGGAATGAGAAATAGAATTTTAGAAGCTTTGGAGATACATTTTAAGACTCAAAGATTAATAGAATTTTAGTAAAGGTAAAAACAGGGTAAAAATAGGGTTATTGTAAGGTAAAAATTTATGTGATAGTATGATAGCATATGAAGATTATAAGTTAATCTTTAATAAAATTTTCTTTTCCCCAGAGTAGAAAACAAGTTAGACTTCTTGTAAAAAAAGTCTTTTTTATTTTTAATAGAGATGTTATAATAATTGAGTAAAAGTTATAATGTTATAATTTTTTTTTTGGGGAGGACTATTTTGGGGAGAAAAATGTCAAAAGAAGCTTTAGAAAAAAGAATGGAACGAGAACAAAATGCAGAGCTTAACAAAGCTAAGAAAGAACCAATAAAATCAACAAAGTATATTATAATTGTATTTTCTTTTATAGGAATTTTTAATGCATATAATGAAGGAACCTTTTTTCAAAATCTATTTCCTTACGCATTACTTGGTTTATATGATAATTTTATTTATAGCCGTTATACTATTGGAGATAAAAAAAATTTAATTAGGTTTATTAATTTTTCAAAAGTATTTTATAGACTTACTTTTTTAATTTCAACACTTGGTTATTTTGGATTGATAAAAATCCAAAATAATTTTATTCTTATAGCATTTGAAGGACAAAAGTATGTATTAATGAGATCTTATTTTTTGTTTTTTTGGGTTGTTATATATTATTTATTAATGGGAGCAGAATTATACTTACCCTTGGAAAGAGGTGAAATAAAATGAAAACAATGTTATTGGTTGTAGTTTTTATTTTTTTAAGTTCATATATTGGATTATTTATCCGTGCTAAAATAGAAGGTGTTAAAATATATAAGAATTTTTTTGATATTTTATCTCTGCCCTTATATATTATAATTTTACCAATATACTTAATTATTTTGCCTTTTTGGGTTTGGGGGATATTAAAAAATGATAAAGACTTTCATTTAAAACTTAAAATTATATTTGTATTAGTTTTTACTTATGTTATATATAAATTATCTTTTTCAATGATATTTTTTAAATTCGAAAGTTTGATAAAAATATTTTTTATATCTTTAAAATATAAAGAAAAAACATATCAAAAAAAAGTTAAATCAAAAGTTGGTGAAAAATTTGCAAATTACATTGGAAGCGAATTAACACAAAATAAATTAATGAAAAAATATGCTGCAATATAAAATTAAAAGTTTAAGATATTTAATAATCAAAGCTCTTGTAGAAATACAGGGGCTTTTTAATTTTAAAAAGTGAGGTGAAAAAGATTGACTAAACAAGATTTATTTGTAAAAGAATATTTAAAAGACTTGAATGGCACGCAAGCATATATCAGATCAGGATATAAAGTTAAAGATGAAAACAGTGCAGCCGTTATGGCTAACAGATTGTTAAGAAATGTTAAGATACAAGAGAAAATACAAGTTGCAATGAAAGAAAGAGAAAAAAGAACTGAAATAACACAAGATAGAGTATTAAATGAGATTGCTAATCTAGCTTTTACAGACAGAACTGGAATAGTTAATCTTAAAAATAATAGCCTCATAATTAAAAACTTTGATGAGTTAAGTCCTGAACAAAAAGCATGTATATCGGGTGTTAAAGAAACTAAGTTTGGAATAGAAGTAACATTTTACAATAAAGAAAAAGCCTTAGAGATGTTAGGTAGGCACTTAGGGATGTTTACTGAAAAACTAGAAGTTAAAGGAGAATTAAAAACAGAGGATCCATTTAAAGGATTATCAACAGATGAACTAAAAAAGGTGATATTTGGTGGAGATAAATAAAGAAGCAATAAAAAGAGCAAAATTAGAACTTGCAAGACGTGAGTTCTTTTTTTATTGTTATTTAAAAGCTCCTAACTTCTATAAATATGAGAGAAAATTTTTAGTTGATTTATGTAATGATTTACAAAACTTTCTTACAAGTGATGATGAAGTACTTATTTTAAATCTTCCACCTAGACATGGAAAGTCAAGAACGGTAGGAAATTTAGTAGAGTGGTTACTTGGTAGAGATATAAATGCAAAAATAATGACAGGAAGTTATAATGAAACTTTATCAACTACATTTTCAAAGAATGTTAGAAATACTATACAAGAAGTAAAAGGTGATAAAGATAAGATAGTTTTTTCAGATATATTTCCTGGAGTAAGTATAAAACAAGGTGATGGTGCTATGAACCTTTGGAGTTTAGAAGGTGGATACAATAACTATCTAGCAACTGCACCTGGTGGAACTGCTACAGGTTTTGGTTGTAGTCTTATGATAATAGATGACTTAATCAAAAATAAAGAAGAAGCTTACAATGCTAATGTTTTAGATAAACATTGGGAATGGTATGCACAAACAATGCTTTCAAGACTTGAAGAAGGTGGAAAAATAATAATTATAATGACTCGTTGGGTTAGTGGTGACCTAGCTGGTAGAGCAATAGAACATTATAAAGCAGAAGGTAAAAAGATAAAACATATAAAAATGAAAGCTGTTCAAGATGATAAAGGTACTATGCTTTGTGATGAAATATTAAGTTATAAATCTTTTTTATCAAAAGCAAAAGCTATGGGACCAGAAATAGCTTCAGCCAACTACCAGCAAGAGCCAATAGATATAAAGGGTAGATTATACAATGAATTTAAAACTTATGTTGATTTACCTAAAGAAAAGATTGTTAAGATTGCTGCCTACTGTGATACAGCTGACACAGGAGAAGATTTTTTATGTAATATCATTTATGCAGATTGCAAAGATAGTGCCTATATACTAGATATTATCTATACAAAAGAAGCTATGGAAATAACAGAACCTCTTGTTGCTGAAGCATATAAAAAGTTTAATGTAAATGTTGCAGATATAGAAAGCAACAATGGTGGTAGAGCATTCGCAAGAAATATTGAAAGAATTACAAGAGACAAAGGAAATTATAAGACTGTTGTTAAATGGTTTCATCAATCAGGAAATAAGATAGCAAGAATATTATCAAATAGTGCCTGGGTTAATGAGAATATCTATATGCCTATAGATTGGAAAAATAAATGGAGTGAATTTGCAAAGGATATTATTTCTTATCAAAAAGAAGGTAAGAACAAACATGATGATGGACCAGATGCTTTAACTGGTGTTGCTGAGAAAATGGCAAATGAAGGATACAATTGGAATTTGTAAGGAGTAAATATATGTTTGAGTTTTTAAAAAACTTGTTTAGGAGAAAAAAGGATATGAATGGAGTACCTATAAAAGAACTAGAATTAATAATTAAAAACTTCTTAGCTAGTGAGAAATTAAATGAAATGCAATTAGGAGATAATTATTATAAAGGTAAACATGATATTTTAAATAGAGTTAGAAAAGTAATAGGACAAGATGGGAATTTAGTTCCTGCAGCTAATTTAGCTAATAATAAAATTGTAGATAATATGTTTGCCAATGCTGTGGACCAGAAAACAGATTATCTATTATCAAAAACACCTAGTCTTTCATCAAAAGATGAAAATGCAATAAAAGATATAAACAAAATATTTAATAGTAGATTTTTCAAGCTATTACACTCAATAGGCAAAGGATCTTATTTGAATGGAATAGCTTTTTTATATATCTACTACAATGAGAAAAGTGAGTTTTCATTTAAAAAATTTAAAGGCAGCGAAGTTATTCCTATATGGAAAGATAATGATCATAGTGAACTTGACTACATTATAAGAATATATAAAACTAAAAAATTTACTGGATATGATTATAAAGAAATTACTAATGTTGAAGTTTATACATTAGATGGAATTGATTATTATACTTGGAATAATGGATTAAGTTCTTTAATTACTCATGAAAATTATATGAAATTAGGAGAAAAAGAATTTAACTGGGAGTATCTACCAGTTATTCCATTTAAAATAGATGAAACAGAAGCACCTTTGATTATGAGAGTAAAAAGCATTCAAGATGCTATAAATGAAATAATTAGTGATTTCAAAAATGATATGGAAGATAATTCAAGAACTACTATACTTGTTGTTAAAAACTATAATGGACAAGGTGGAACTTTAAGACATAACATGAATCTTTATGGTTATATCCCTGTTGGTTCTGATGGTGGAGTTGATACTTTAACTATTGAAGTTAATGCTGGAAACTATGAAACAATTTTGAAGATCTTAAAAAAATCTTTTATAGAAAATGTAAAAGCTTTTGATGCTAAGAGTGATAAGCTTCAGGGAAATGTAAATCAAATGAATATTCAATCTATGTATTCTGATATAGATTTAGATGCAACAGCACTTGAAAGAGAATTTAAGGCTTCTTTAAAATTAGTACTGTGGTTTGTAAAACAACATTTGAATGCAAAATTCAACGAAGATGATATAGATATCATATTTAATAAAGATATTTTAATTAATGAAAGCCAAGCTATAGAAGATTGTCAAAAATCTGTTGGAATACTAAGTACAGAAACAATAGTAGCTCAACATCCTTGGGTAAATGATTCTAAAGCTGAATTAGAAAAAATAAAAAAAGAAAAAGATAGTTCTGTTGAAGAAATAGAAGAAGTTTACGAAGGACATAATCATGAGTAATAACTATTGGATAGATAGATTTACAGCTGAAGAAAATAGAATCAATGAATTATCTAAGGAACAAGTAAAAGCAGCTAAAAGGCAATATGATATAGCTTTAAAGAATACAAATCAAAAAATATATGAGTTTTATGCCAAGTATGCAAAAGATAATAATATATCTATGTATGAAGCAAAACAAATATTTAACAAAAAAGAATTGAAAGAATTTAAAATGTCTTTGAGTGAATATGTTAGTAAAGGTCAATCACTTAATATAACTCCTGATGATGCTATTATAAAAGAATTAAAAAATGTTAGTTCAAGAGTTCATATTGAAAGACTAGAAGCTTTAAAAATGGAAATTAAAGCAGAAATAGATTTATTATCTAAGACTATGGAAAATAATTTAGATAAACATTTAAGAGAAGTTTACAGAGATACTTATTATAAAAGTGCTTACAGTATTCAAAAAGGTTTAGATAAGTTTTCTAATATAGAAAAATTAAATCCTGAACTAATTGAAAGGTTAGTTTATAAACCTTGGACAAAAGATAATACTAATTGGAGTAAGAGAATTTGGGGTAATGATAGTAAGTTAGTTAATACTTTACATACTAATTTAACTCAAAATATTATAACAGGAAAACCTTTAAAAGATATTATAGATATTGTGGAAGAAAGATTTAATGTTGAAAGAAACATAGCTACAAGATTAATAATGACAGAGAGTGCAGCATATCATTCAAGAGCTAAAGAAAGATGTATGAAAGATTTAGGTTGTGAAAAATATGAAGTTATAGCAACTCTTGATGATAGGACTTCAGATATTTGCAGGACAATGGATAGTAAAGTATTTGATATGAAAGATTATCAAGTTGGAGTTACTGCTCCTCCTTTTCATTCTAATTGTAGGTCAGTTACTGCTCCTTACTATGATAAAATAGAAGGAGATACTAACCTAAGAGCTTCCAGAACAGAAGATGATGACTATGAGTTAGTAGATGTTAAAGATTATCAAGATTGGTATGATAATTATGTTGAGAAGGGTATCCAAAAATCTTATAATAAATTAGATGGGACTAAAACTAATTTTGAAACAAAAAATAAATCTGATATAATTAAATTAAGAAGTGCTGAGATAGACAAAGAAATAAAAGAGAATGTTTTAAAAGATATTAAACATAAAGGAGGACTTTTACCAAATGCAAAACAAATTTTAAAAAACACAGGTTTAGATGAGAGTATAAAAATTACTACTTTAAACGGTGCAAGAGGTGAAACAAAATTAGATGAAATTCTAACACAAAAAAAAGGGATAACTATCAACAAATTTAATGAAATGCGCTTAGATTTTGATGATAAGAGAAAGATGTCTTACAGAGAGAAAACTCTTTTTCATGAATCTTACCATGCTATGTTAAATGAAAAAAAAATGGATTTGAGAAGAATCTTTGAAAGTGATTGGCTACAAATTGAAGAGACATTTGCAGAAACATCAGCACATTATTTATCTCAATTAGTTGGAATAAAAGAAAAAATGTCTTTATCATACTCTAAAGATATTGTTGAAGTTTTACCAAGATTAAAGAAATTTAGAAAATTTAAAGACTGTAAGACTATTTCTGATTTTGGAAGAATAGTATATTATGAGAGATATAAAGGGAAAAATGCTATATGGGGACCTATTAGGGATATAATTTTTCAAAAAGAACTAGATATTTTAGAGTATGGAAAACAATATCTTGATTATATTGAAAAAAATCAAAGTAAAATTTTTACAATGTATTATCGTAATGTTTTTGATTTAAACCCAAACTTAAAAAAAGAAAAAATTCAAAAATTATTAAATAAAGGATTAAAAGCGATGAAAGAAAAAGATAATATTCACGATTTTGATAATTCTGAAAGATATTTTTTTGATATTATTTTATCTAGTGTGATGAAATTAAAGGGGGTTAAATAATGATACTTTTATTACCTGAGGATTTAATTGATGAAAAAAATTATGATGAAGTTTATAAACTTCTTGACTCGGCATGTATAGGAATTAATATTCATTATACAGATGAAAATGGAAATAAAACAAGTTTAAAAGAAGTTAGGAGAAATAAACTTTTAAAAAGATTAGAAGAGTTAGGAGAAATAAAAGTTCTTGAAAATTATAAAAAAGGTTATTATTGTCAACACTAAATAACAATCTTAAAAGAGAGTGATATTTTTTTATTTTGTTTTATCCCTTGACAAACTTTAATAATTATAGTACAAATAGTATTATAACTATTAGGAGGGGAAGAAAATGGAAAAGATATTAGTTATTTTATTGTCTACATTTTTATTATTCGCTTGTGAGAGTAAAGAAGAGAGAGAGTTAAGAAAAGAAAGTGAAAGAAACTTTAATGTAATTGTAGAAAAATTTGAAGATCAAAAATATCAAAAAGTTCTTGATGAAATAAGAGAATTTGAAGAAAAATACCCTAATTTTATAAAAAAAGATGAGTTACAAAAAATAAAAGAACAATCAACAATTAAAATTCAAGAAGAAAATGAGAAATTAGAAAAATTAAAAGAAGAAGAAGCTAAAAGACTAGAAAAAGAAAAAATAAAAGAAGAAAAAAAGATGGAAGTAAAAAAAGAAATCTTTAGTATTCTAAATAATCTTTCTCAAAAATATGATGAATTTCAAGATGTAACTTGGGTAACTAATAAAAGAGTAGAGAATAATATTTCTGTTTATGGTGGCTTTGATGGAAAAACTTATATAAAACCAATGTTTTATAGATTAGTTGTTAGTTATTCAGGTAAAGATTGGATATTTTTTGAAAAGATGATTGTTATAACAGATTCAGGAAGATATGTGATAAATTTTAAAAGGTTAGAACAAAAAACAGATGTAGGATATGGATATGTTTATGAAACTTATGATGTTTTCTTAGATAATGTAAATAAAGGAATTGTTAGAGCAATGGTAAATTCAGATAATGTTAAAATAAGATTAGAGGGTAGAGAAAATGTTTATGATTTTACTTTGACGAAAGCTGACAAAGCGGGGTTAAAAACAATGATTGACTTAATGGATAAAGAACAAGAAATATCAGAAATAAAATAATTAAATTTTAAAGCACTTAGTTAATTCTAGGTGCTTTTTTATTGCAAAGGAGAGTGATTATCTTCAAATAATTTTAATTATTATAAAAGATAATTCGTGTTTTTAGTATTATACACGTAAAAGAATAAGAGCTTAATGGTTGTCATACAACGTTAAAAATGAAAGGAGCAAATAAATGAATAAAGATGAATTAATTAAGTTAGGACTAACAGAAGAACAAGCAATGAAGTTAATAGAAAAATATGGGAATATGATTCCACAAGGTAGATTTAATGAAGTTGTAGAAGAAAAGAATAAGTTAAAAGCAGATTTAACCGAAAGAGATAAACAATTATCTGAGTTACAAAAAAACAATTCAAGTAATGAAGAATTAAAAAAACAAATTACTGAATTACAAGAAAAGAATCAAGCTAGTGAAAAAGAATATCAAGAAACATTAGCTAAAATAAAACTTGATAATGCTTTAGAACTTGCTTTAACAAGTGCAGGAGCTAAAAATAATATAGCTGTAAAAGCATTATTAAAAATGGATAATATAAAAATGGATAATGACAAAGTTATAGGTTTAACTGAGCAAATAGAAGAACTTAAAAAAACAAGTGATTATCTATTTAAAGTAGAGGACAAAACACCACCAGCACCAACAGGAACAACACCAGCTAATCCAAATGGCAGTGGAAATCCTGCTGAACCTAAAATAACATTAGGTAGTGCTTTAGGTAAAATATATAATAATAAATAAAATTTTTAGGAGGTAAAATATGCCAGCAATAACATTAGTAGAAGTAAAACAAGGACAATTAACAGATTTAGAAAAAGGTGTAATTGATGAAATTACAAGAGGAGATTATTTATTCCAAACAATACCATTTAATCCAATAGCTAATCCAATAGCAGGTGGTGCTGGATGGTCAACATCTTATGTTTATTTAAGTGAAGAATCTCAAACAGGTTTTAGAGGTATCAATGGAAAGTATGATGATACATTTGCTAAAAAGAAAATGAAAACAGCTGAAGTAAAAGTTTATGGTGGTTCATTCTCTATTGATAGAGCATTAAGAGATCAAGGTGGAGTAGAAAATGAGGTTGCTTTACAAATGGCCCAACTAATAAAATCTGCAAGAAAAGGATTTTCATATTACTTAATAAATGGATCAGTTGCAACATCAGCAGAACAATTTGATGGACTTGATACTTTATTAAAGGGAACAGCTACAGATATGTTAGCTCATGCAACAGGATTTGATTTATCTACATTTGCAAAAGTAAAAGAAAATGCACTTGAATTTGCAACAAAATTAGATGAATGGTTATCATTATTAGATGAAAAACCTCATGCTTTAATAGGAAACTCTAAGATGATTACAAAGATAAAAGCAGCGTCAAAAGTTGCAGGGTTATATACTTTAACTCCAACAGCTTATGGAACACAAATTGATTCTTATGATAGTATTCCACTAATCACAGTTGAGAAATATATTCCTAAGGGAGAAACAGTAGCAAAAGAAACAATAACTATTGATAATGCTACTGGAAACACTTCTTTATATGCAGTGAGATTTGGAGAAGATGCTTTATCAGTTGCATCTCCATCTTCTGGAAAAATAATTGATGTAATTGCCCCTGACTTCAATGTAGCTTCTGAACAAGCAAGAGGACTTGTTGAATTAAGAGGAGTGCCTATTCTAAAATCTTCAAGATCTTGTGGAGTATTAAGAAACATAAAAGTACAATAATAGGAGGTAAAATATGCTTATAATAAAAACTAAAAATGAAGGATATACTGGTGAAATATCTGGTATATCTTTTTTAAATGGAATAGCAAAAGTTGAAAATTTATCAGCAACTGATATTGAATGGTTTAAATCTTATGGACATACAGTAGAAGAAACAACAGAAGAAGTTACTACTGAAGAAACAAATGTTGAAGAAGCAAAAACAGAAGAAGTTAGTAAAAATAAAAAAGGAAAATAATTATGATAGATATTGTTGAAGATAAAGAAAAGATTATACAAGACTTAAAAAATATGTTGCTTGGATATAATTATACTTTACAAGATGATGATAAACTATTTGATATTATTTTACCTAAAAACTTACAAAATCTTAAAAATATATTAAACAGAGAAGAAGTACCAAGTGAATTATATTATGTATTTCTATGTAGATGTGTAGGAGATTTTCTTAACACCAAATATTCTACAAATACTTTAAATATAGATACTCTTAACTTTGAGCCAATGTTAGCCTCACTTACAGAAGGTGGAGTTTCTATGAGTTTTAAAGGTAACACTAATCAAGAAACTTTTTCTAACATAATACAAGAGTTAATGAGTTATGGAAAGCAGGAAATATATAGATATAGATTTGTGGGGTGGTAATTATGTTTGATTATGCTAGGAAAATACTAGAAAAAACATACACTGGAAAATGTAATATATATGGTACTGAACTATTTACAGATGAAAACGGAATAACAGATGAAAGAGAAGGGGTATTAGTTAAATCTGATATCCCTTGTTTCTTATCATATGAAAATAATCCTGTAGCAATTCAAGGGGATTATGGAGTAGCAACATCTGTAATAAAATTATTTTTAAGTCCAGATATAGAAATTTCTCTAAATTCTGATATTGAGGTAACTCAAAATGGAATCACAAAGAAGTATAAACATAGTGGAGAAGTAGCAATGTATAAAACACATCAGGAAATTACTTTAGTTAGTGAAAGGAAAGCCTAATGAAATTAAATATTGATGTTTCTGAATTTAAAAGATTTACTGAGAAAAATGTAAAGCAATTAAAAGAAAACTATGATAAAGCTATTGATGATTCTTTGAATGAGTTAGGTGGAAGGTTATTAAATAAAGTTATCAGAAAAACTCCTGTTGGGAAAAGTATAAAAGGGTTTAAATATTTTGGAGATAAAACAGGAGAACTTGCAAGATATACAAAAGGTAAAAATAAAGGCAAATATAAAACAAAAACTGTTATTAATCACATAGGTGGAAATTTAAGAAGAAGTTGGTATGTATCAAAAGTTATAAAGAGTGATGATAAAAGATTTATTACTCTTTATAATGTTGCAAGATATGCTATTTATGTTGAGTATGGGCATAGACAAACACCAGGGAGATTTGTACCAGCTATTGGTAAAAAATTAAAAGCTAGTTGGGTTAAAGGGAGATTTATGATGACTAATTCAGTAACTGAAATAAATAAAATTAGGCAAGCAGTATTTAATAGGAATTTAGCTAAATATATGGAGGATAAAGAGTAATGAAAGTTTTGAATAATATAGCAAAAGCTATCACAAAAAATTATTCTGGTAAAAAAATAAATATCAATGACATAACACAAGGTTTTACAACTCCTAGTTTTACATTACAATTAGTAAATCATAGAGACACTACAATAGCAGGAGTTAAATTTAACAAGGTCTATACTGTTGATGTTATTTATCATGGAGAAAGAGATTTAGATATATTTCAAGTAGCAGATGAATTAATAGATAAAATTACTCTTGATATTCAAGACTTTAAAGTTTTGAATTATGAAATTGAAATAATTGATAAAGAAGCTCATACAGTTATTGAATTGATGGAATGTAATATCAAAAAAGTTAATTTAGAAAATGATAATTCATTCTATTCTAAATTGAAAAAGACTATTGAAAATATTACTGAAAAGAAATGTGATTTTATTAATACAGACCTTACAGGAGTAGATTTAAAAAAAGGAATATTTATAATTCAACCTCAGAATTTAAATGCAGAAACAATAAGTATTAATCATAAAAAAGAATATGATAGAACTGTAAATTTAATCTATCTTGAGGATAATTATTCTAACATAATGCCATCTATTATTTGGTTTGAGAAACAAATGAAGTTGCTATGTGAAGATTTGGAATTTAGAAAAAGTTATATAAATATGGATTATTCAGTAAGTTTTAATTATGGAAATGATGATGAAATTTATAGTGCAATAGTTAATATTAATGCTGAATTGATTGTGAAAGAGAGGTAAAAAATGGATATACAATTTTTAGTTGGAAAACAAACTGCAGAAGGTACTGCTAAATTAACTGGATTAAATCAATTAGATTGTACAAATTATGGTGTAGTACCTAAAGTAAATAAAACAACAAGTAAAGCAATAGGTGCTGGAAGATGGGAAAGAGATGGATTTGTATCAAAAGTTGAAGTTAATGGAGATTTAACTATTGAAGCAACAACAGGGCAATTAGAAATATTATTAGAAGGTGCAGGATTTAAAGGAATAAAAAGTGGAAAAAACCAAGATTTTTTACCTGGACCATTTGATAATTTCTTAACACTTATTTCAAATAATATTGAAGATGACATAGCAGAGTATGCTCAAGATTGTTTAGTGTCTAGTTTAAAGATAAGTACACAAATGGAAGCATTTGTAAATGTCACAGCAAACATAATAGGTAAAGAACATAAGGTCTTAAATAATAAAATAAATGCTACTCCTGTTGCATTAAAAGGAGAATCTCTAATTTGCCTAGGGGCTATTATAAAAGAAACTTCAACAGATATGACTGCAAAGATAGAATCAATAGACATAAATATTGATAATAAACTTGAAGGAAAAGGTGCTTTAAATACAGTCTATACAACTAAAATTAGACAAGCTGATAGAGGAACAGTTGGGCTTAATTTAACTTTCAATAGTTTTGATAAAGATAGTTATAAAAGTGCTTATGAAATGCTAAGAAAAAATACATCTTACATTGTTGAAGTTACTTTAGCAGAAACAACAGATCCAACAAAAATAGTTAAATTAGAATTTCCAAATGTAAAAGTTTCAAATGTGGAAGCAACTAATTTAGATGGTGCTGGTGGAATGACAAAAGAATTAAGTGCATATTATGATAAGGCATCACAAACACCAGTTAAAATAACATTTGAAAATTACCATGATGCGTAAGGAGTAGGAAATGAAAAAAGAAAAAACAGAGGATATAAAAGAACCTATTGAAGAAAAGAAAGTTAGTTATATAGTTAACTATGGGAAAGATGGAGATATTATAGCAGTTGAAACTGTAGGAACATTTAGAAATATGATGAATTTCTATAATAAACCTCGTGAAACTGTTAGAGTTTTATCTGATGCAAAAGCTTTTGAAACTGTTAAAATTCATTATACTTTTGAAGAAATGCCAGAATTTGAGTTATTATTGGCACAAACTTTAAAGATTACTTTAGAAAATAAAGAAGTGGATAAAACAGCAGAAAATTTAATGAAATTCTTTGATAAAGAGCCTCATACTTTTCAAAAAATATTAGATGAAATAATGAGGAACTCTGAAAATAGGGGTTTCAAGATATAGAACAAGTCTACTATAAGGCTTGTTCTTTTTATATGAGAGGACATAAAGCAGCCAATAAGGATAAATATCAGAAAATAATTAATGATATTCATAGGTATAATATGTACTTTGAAACTAAAGGTATGGATAGTTCTTATTATTATATTCATAGATTACCATTAGATAAAGGTTATGATGATCATCCTTATTGGCTTATTGAAAAAATCAATTTTATCTTAAGAGTAACAAATAAAATTTATTCAGAAATGAGAAAAAGGGGAAGTTAATATGAGTGATAAGAAATTAAAGACAGTTATAGAAGTTGTTGATAAGTATTCAAAAGAATTAAAAGACTTCTCTAAAAAAATAAATGAAACAAATGATGAGTTAAAGAAACTACAAGATAATTTTGGAAAAGGTAGTGATGGAGCTAAAAAGTTATCTGATTCATTAGGAATGATAAAAAAAGTTGGAGTAGCTGCAGCAGTTTTATATGTTGGAAATAAAATAAAAGATCTGGGAAAGTTTGCAATAGAAAGTGCTTCTAAAATGGATGAACTAGCAAATGTTACTCAACAAGTTTTTGAATCTTCTACAAAAGAAATTGAACAATGGGCGAGAACTATTGATAAGGAAGTAGGTAGAAGTATTTACCAAATGCAAAATTTTGCTAGTGTATATGGTTCAATGTTTAAAGGTGCAGGATTTGATACTTCATTTTTTAAACAAATATCTAAGGATTTAGCAACTTTCACTGCTGATTTTTCTTCTTTCTTTAATGTTACCGATGATGAAGCTTTTACTGCAATAAAAGGAGCATTAACAGGAGAAACAGAGGCATTAAAAAGATATGGACTTATCTTAAATGATACTACAATGGCAGAATATGCTTTATCTAAAGGAATAAAAGAAAAATGGCAAGAGTTAGATACAGCAACAAAAATGCAATTAAGATATAACAAGTTAATGGAGATGACAACATACATTCAAGGTGATGCAAGTAGAACTATTGATGGATATGCTAACTCATTAAAGAAAGCAGAAGGGTTAATAGATAATATTGCAACAGCTATTGGACATAAGCTATTACCATTTGCTACCAAGGTTGTTCATATGTTTAATGGAATTGCAGAAGCTGTTGATGATATGTTAAGTAAAAAATCAAGTACAGACTATCTATTTGATTTTGTAAAAGAAAAACAAAATTTAGATGATTTAAAAGATAGATATGTAGAGTTATCAAAAATGTATCTTGAAGGTTTAGGAACTCCTGAAAGTGAAAGAGAAAGAAATGAAATATATGAAAGATTGCTAGCTATGTATCCTGATTTGATTGGAAAAATTGGAAAAGAGGCAGAAGCTTATTATAAAGTTGCAGAAGCTATTGAAGTCGTTATAAGGCAATTAAAAGAAAAAGCATTGGCAGAATATGCTAGTGATAAATTTAAAGAAATTATTGCTGATACAGATAAAGATTTAAAAACTGTTCAAAAAAAGCAAGAAGAAAGAGAAGAACAGAGATTAAGATTATTAGCAGAAACTGGTGTTGATTATAGCAAAATAAGTCCAAGAAAGCTCAAAAAAATAAGTGAACTTCATGAAAGAGCAGCTAATGGAGATGAGAAAGCACAAGAAGAGTTAGGAAAATTAACTAGAAGATATGGTGGGGGAACAAAAAAAGGATTTATTAAAACTGGAAGTGCAGGAATAATTGAGTATGCTAATGATGAAAAAACTAGAAAGAATATCAGTGATGAAGCTCAAAAAAAGGCAGAGGAAAATTTAAAGAGAAGAACTGCTGAATTTGAAAGGGGATATAATTCATTAGCAAATACTTTAGATATTGTATCAAATTCAAATTTAAGTAAAACTTCTACAACAAGAGAATATGAAAAAAATATTAAAGAATTAAAAGGAAAAGCACAATCGACTAAAGACAAGTATAAAGAAATAAATGAGTTAGATAAAATAGCAACTGAAAATGCAGAACAATTATTATCTAATTGGAAAAGCGGTAAATACAATAATGCAAATTTAAAAACATTAAAAGATATTCATAAAAAAATAGTGGCTTCTGGAATAGATCCTGTTGCTGCTTCTGAAATTCATTCTAAAATAACTCAACTAGAATCTCTTGAAGGAAAGACTGGGAAAGTAGCTAAAGCAACTAAGGCTATAAAATCCCACAGTAAATCAATAGCTAAAGATGTTAAAGATATCTATGGTGCATTTCAAAAAGATATGAAAAATCAGATGAACTATGATGACATTATAGGAACTTCTGATATAGATAAAATCAAAAATCAAATAAGTATTTTAAAAAGATATATAAAAGAAGCAGTTGATAATGGAAATATTGATTTAGCTAAAAGCTTGCAGGTTCAATTACAAGAAAAAGAATTTAAGATTAAAAAATTTGATATTGATGAAGCTTTAGAAGATGTTGAAGAAAAATTAGAAGATTTAGAAATAAATTTAAAAAAGGGAAAAATATCAGAAGAAAACTATCATGAGGAAAAAGCTAAAGTTCTTGGAGACTTAATAAAAACATATGAAAAGCATAATATTAACTTAGAAAATTTATCTGAAGAAGATGCTAAGTATTTAAGAGAAAATATTGAAATGGCAAAACAAAAGAAAAAAGCATCAGAAGATGAAGTAGAACATTTACAAGAAATAGCAATTAAATTAAAAAAAGTAAATGATTTAATCGATAGTATAAATATATTAGCTTCTAATTTCTCTCAATTAGGACAAGTTACAGGAAGTAAAACAATAAGTAATGTTGGAAGTATATTAGGAAATTTTGCTAATATAGCAACATCTTATAAAAATTTTGACATGAAATCAATAACGAAAATGTTTTCAGGTGGAATAGATAGTTTTACTTCAGGAATAACATCTATAAGTTCTATTGTTGGAATAGCAACTGGTGGATTAAGTATTGTTAAAACTTTAGGATCAGCATTAGGTTTTGGAAAAGGTAAAAAGAAAGCTGCTGAAATAGATAAAAGAAATCAAGAAAATACAAATAGATATAATGAGCAGATAAAAGCTATGCAAACTTTGACAGAAGTATTAAAAAGAAATAATGAAATAGTAAAGAGTTTTTCAGATAAAGTACTTACTGATATTTCTAAAAATCCAACACTTTCTTATATTTCAAGGGGCAATAGAAACATTGACTTATTTAAAGATGCTATGTTAAGTGGAAAACATTTCACTGATATTTCTGCATTAGAAAAAGGGTCATCTAAGTACAGAAAAGGTTTTAGGAAGAAGAGAAAAGATACATATACTTCTGTAAATATTGGAGAAGCACAGTTATTAAAATATTTAGGTTTTGATAAAACTGAGTTAGATTCATTTTCTGATAGTGAAATGAGACAATTAAATAGCATTTTAAAAAATGTATCTCACAATGATTTAGTGAGAGCAACTGGAAGAAATTTAACTGAATCTAATTTAGAAGAATGGAAAAAACAAATATCTGAGTTTGTATCACAATTAGATTTACTGGAAAGAGAAAAGAAAGATTTATTTAGAGGTTCAACTCTTGAAAGCTTTACTGGAATAGATTATTTATCTGAAAAGAAATTAATTGAAGAATACACTGAGCAATTTAAACAAATGGGACTTGTTGGAGAGCAATACAATTCTACTATTAAAGAAATGGCTAAAAATAACCAGGTTTTAGTTACTGCTATGCAAGATGTAAGAGCTCAAACGATTGAAGGTTTAGCTAGTGGTAATGGTGGGTTTGTAACATCAATGAAAGGTTATTTTGAAAAAATATTTAAAAATGCAAGTTCAATTGCTTATGATATAGCTTTTTCTGATTTAGATAGTTATTTTAATGAAGAATTTCAAAAAATTTCTGAAAAGATGGTTAACATTAAGAAAAGTGGAAGGTTAGATTTTAATGATTTACTTACTGGAGTAGACTTTAATAAGTTAAAATTAGCTGAAGGAATAGAAACACAAGCTAAAAAGTCTATTGATTCTATAAAACAATTTTTATTAAATAGAGGTATAGATATTTCTATTATTAATAAAATACTTCCAAATTCAGATTTTAATGACAAACTAAATGATATGAAAAATGCTTTAAGTACTGCAATGAATGATGCTCAAAAAGAAAAGAAATTTGATACTTTTTCAAAAACTTTAGGGGAATCTTTATATGAAAGTACAAAAGCTAGTTTAATAAAAGCATTTTCTGAAAGTTCTGTATATCAAGGTTTAATATCTAAGTTTGTCAATACTCAAGATATGAAAGCAGAGATAGAGAAAGTCGGAACATTTGAAGGAGCATTTAACATCATTAAAAATAAACTAAAAGATTTTGGTTATAGATTAGAGAGTAATGGACTAGGCGGATTTGATGCTATAAATAATAAAGATAGCATTGAAAATCAACTAGGGAATGCTTATTATCAGGATAAATCTTCTAATGTAGAAATTAAAGTTACTAATAATTTCTATGAAAAAGTTTATGGGGTGGACGATTTAGAAGGAAGAATTTTAAAAAGTGTGAATATAGGTATAGAAGCTTGGACTAAAAGACCGAAAGTGACATCATAGGAGGAATAAATGCAAAAGTTAAGTATGGAAATAGATAGCCATTTATATGTGGCTAAAATAACTAACATATCTAAAAATAACGATATAACAGAGTATATAGATAGTTGTAATATTACTTTACCTAAAGCAAATGAAATTTCTTCTATGGAAGCTAATTTTATTCTTGATGAAAAGTTAGTTGATACAGGAAATGAAGTTAAAATAGAAATTATCGATGAAGTTGGAAATATCTTATATACACTGGAAGGAATGGCAACTCTTGAAAAAAGAAATAAAAGTTATACAGGGAATGAAACCTGGACCTATTCTATAAAAGATAGTTATGATAAGTTATTTGATAAAGTAGTTCCAGAAACAATGGTTTTCTTTGATTTATTTTTCTGTAATGTAAATGATAAAAGTAATTCTTTACTTCATATTGTAGCAAATAAATTAGGTTTTAGAGAGGACCAGGTTGATTTTAAAGACATAATATTTAATGATGGGAGCTTAATAAGAGTTCCCTTTGTTTTATTTGAGCAAGATGAAAGATGGATAGATATTTTACAAAGATTTATAAAAGCTACTGATAGTATTTTATATATCAAGGATAAAAAGCTTTTTTCAAGACAAAAAAGTTTCAATATCAATGAGGATTTGAGACTCAATAAAACTAATATTATAACTGAAATTGAAGAAACTTTTAATTCTAATTTATATAATGGAATTCGTGTAACTTATGATAGATTTTTGAAGTTAGATAATCGTGTAGTATTTGATTTATCTCAAAAAATAATAGTTGATAAAAATAAACCTGTAGGCAGTCAAGATATTCAAAGTATGAAAATAAGTTATTCAACTTCCAGTGTTGCTAATCCTACTTTAACAAAAGCAACGGCTTATTATTTTACTAGAGAAGACGATGTAAATAGTAAAGTTGATATTTTACTTGTGAAAGGAACTCATTATACAGTTGAGGAATGGAAAGAAACACAGGCAATAGTTAAATTTTTTAATCCTTATCCTTATAAACTATATATAGAAAACTTTGAAATAAAAGGGCTTCCACTTGTGAAATATCAAGATAATGAATCAATTATTAAAAATTTAAATATTATAGAGAAAAATCAAGAAAACTTTGTATCTATTCAAAAAAATAGAGAAGTTCAAACTGAAAAACTTGCTAAACATATAGCATTATGTGAATATAAAAATCAAATACTAAATAATAAGACTTTTAATTTTACTACTAATTTTTTGAAAGATATTGAATTAGGTGAAGTCTATAGTTTAGAACTTGAAGATATTAATACCATTGTAAGAGTGACAAATATTAGCATATCTTTAAAACCTGCTGAATTTGAAATGAAAATAGAAGCTGATTGTATTGAAAATGATGATGATTTTACATACTCTAGTACTTTATCGGGAAAAAGCAATAGCAGTTTTATAGATTTAAAATCTCTTGAAGAAAAGATAGATGAAAATAGTAAAAATCTAAAAGTTTTAGATAGAGATGTAAGGAGTAAGCTTTTTAAACAGAAAACAGAACCTAATTTAGCAGATGTAAAAGAAAATGATATTTGGTTAAACCCCGATACAAATGTATGGAAGAAATTTTATAACGGAGTATGGAACTCTATATCTGAAGCTGAAATATTACCAGCTATGAAAATGTATAACTCTATTGATGGAAATATTATAAAGTTACAAGGTACAGCTGATAAAGTTGGAGCATATCTCTTAAATGAAGGTGAGAAATTTGGAAGCCTTAATGGAGAACTTGCACATGTAACTTTTGATAAATTAGGGCAATTCGAAGCAGAAAATCCTAATAACAGAGTTGCTTTAAATATTAAAGACCCAGCTAATCCTAGTGTAGTAACTTCTCAAATACTTTTAGGAGTTACTGATATTACGGATGAAAAATACAAAGATGTATCTTTTCAAGTTGGAGATGAAGCAACAGGGCATTATATACAATTCAAAAATAATCAAGCAAGAGTTGTAGAGAATGGAAAAACTATAACTGATATTAATAATTCATTGGAGAATGGAGATTTTACTATAACTGGTAGAACAAATTTTGATGGTTCTGCTAGATTTATTAGTCGTGGAACAAATGAAGTTATAACTATTGCTAATGGTGCTATTGATTTTTACAGAGATGGACGAAGATTAACAAGAATTAAAAATATTAGATACGGGACCATAGCAACTGATAGTTCTGGAAGTGGAGTTGTGAATTTTGAAGGTTTTAAACAACCTATGATAGTTCTTCCAACTATAAAATCTGCAAATTTTGGAAAGAATATGGCAAGTATATTTTGTTATGCTGAGCATTTAGGTGGAGTTTCATATCGTTTCTTTATAGGTGGAACAAATGAAAACTATAGAGATGCTAATGCTATTAAAGCTATGGGCACTAGTTGGAGTACAAATAATGCATTTGTCACAACACTTTTAGGCATAACGGGTTATTTAGATGGGAAATACTATAAAGGTAACTATAAAGAACTTGGTGTAAATATTAAAAAAACAGCAAAGAACGGGGAAAGAAAAGCAGTCTTAAACGTTTTAAAAGTACCAACATTTAATGTAAAAGTTAAAAGAAATGGGGAAGTTATCTTTGATAAGAATTATTCTATTAATATAAATCATAAAGAACTACCTTATCAAATAGAGTATAGTATAAATCCATTAAGTATTGATGCAAATTTTAATATTTTAAAAAAATTTATAAATAGAACAAATATTACTTACACTTTAGAAATTACAATTTTAGAAAGTAATTTAGAAGTAAGTGGAGAATTTTATACTTCACATGGACATGATGTTGGAAAAGATGCATCAGGGATAAAGTATGAATATTATCAATATAGTGGTGTTATATATAGCATAAATAATTCTTCTTTTAAAAACTTATCAATAACAGCAAGTGCTGAAACTTCAACTATATCATCTGCAACTGGAAATGGAGAAGTACAATACATAGCAATGGAGGTTGATTAATATGTATTTTTATTTAAATAAAGAAAATTTGTTAAATGGAGAAGTAGTAATTGTTTTTCAAACAGAAAATCAAATACCAAATTATAAAGAAATTACAAATTTTGGCGAATTAGTAGAGTTCAAAGGAGAAAGTATTCCAGCTAATTGGGAGTATTCTAAAACTGAAGATACAATGTATAGTATTGATGATAAACCTAGTCCTTTCCATATTTTAAAAAATAAAAAATGGATAGTTGAGGATAAGGAAGGTTTCAGAGAATATTGTGATAAAAAGGTAGATAGAATAAAAGCAGAAATATTAAAGTATGGTTTTGACTATGAGATAGATGGTGAAAAACATAGGCAGAAATGTAGGTTTGAAGATATTAGTTTAATGGGAACAACTATGACATTTTTGCTAGCAAGTAAAATAGCATTAGGAAAAGATGATACCGTTGTTTGGTATTTTGAAGATAATTTTCAATATATTATGAATTTACAAGAGCTTATAATTTTTGCAAGTTATGGAAAAGAATTTATAGACGGAGTTTATTCTGCTGAAAATTATTTTAAAACTTTAGAAGAACCTAAATTAATAAATAAAGATGATTATTTAGCTAAAATTAAAGAATTTATGGCAGGTGGTAACTAATGGAGCATATAACTAATGTTTTAGTTTATTCAAATCGTTGCGAAGTCTTAGATAGTCATGTGTTTACAGTAGGAGATAGAGGTTTTCCACATATAAGACTAAAGTTTATTTATATGTTTGGGGCTGAGACTTTGCAAGGGAAACAATTAGAACTCAAATACATACTTCCAGATAAAAGTTATCAAGTTGAAACAATATCTGTAACTGGTGAAAATGAAGTATTATTTCCTATCCATTATAGTGTTTTCGTTAATGGTGGGTGGACTACTCTAAAAATAACTATTGTGGAGGGTGGCAATAGAATAACTTTAGATGATATAGTTATAAAAACTAAAAGACTTGAAGCTAGTCAAGAATTTCAACATAAAGAAGTGAAGGCTATTGTACAAACTGAAATAACTAAAATATCTAGAAAAATAAAAGATTTTGAAGAAGAAACAAAGATTGAGCTTAATGCTTTAAAAACTAATCTATCTCAAAATCTAGAAACAGAAAAAAATTCTAGTATTGAAGCATTAAAAGAAGCATACAATAATGAAATAAAAAAGTTAGATGTTGATGTGAAAAAAGTTATAACAAAATATTTAAAAGAAAATACAGATACATTTAATGGAGAAATAGCAAAATTAACTGATGCATTAAATGAAAAAGAAAATTCTTTTGACAAAAATACAGCATTTAATAAAAACTTTGGAACAACAGCAGATACAGTTTTAGAAGGAAATAAGTTAGATGAAATAAATGAAAAATTCAAAACTGTTAATAATGAAATAGATGCTAAGTTTAAAGGTGTTGCTGGAGGTAAAGTAAATCTTAATTTTATTCAAGATCCAGGAGAAAAAATTGAAGGTGAATATTATTTAGATAAAACTTCAGGGAAATTACATAGATGTATTAAAAGAACATCTAGCACTGTTAATTCTGCAGAGCATTTTAAAGATTATTCGTTAGAAGCAATTATAAGTGATCTTGAAAGTTTAACAGAGACTGGTAGTAATGAAAAAGGAAGTTGGTTCAAAGATAAAAGAACTGGATTAATTATACAATGGGGATTTATAAATTTAACTGTTACAAAGCAAGATTATGAAGAACACCTTGTAGTTTTACCAATCCCTTTCCCTAATAATTCATATAATACATCTGTTGCAAGAAATTATAACCACCATAATATAAGTGATGGTAAATGGAGTTGCATTCCTGGAAATAATAATGAAATAAAAATTTTAACATCTGGATTTACAAATAGTTTTGGGAAAGTTGATAGATATTTTTGGATAGCGATAGGAAAATAAAATAGAGGTAGTTTAGTATAGCTACCTCTTTTAAAATGCGTTATATGACTTATTACAAGGTCGTTTTTTTTTAAGGAGGTATATATGTTTGTTTTATCACAAGCAAGCTTGGACAAATTAAAAGGTGTACATCCAAACTTGATTAATTTTTTTAAAGAATTAATTTTAATAAGCCCTTGGGACTTTAAAATTATAAGAGGTGTAAGTACACCAGCAGAACAAAACAAATTGTATCAACAAGGTAGAAATATAAAAGGATTAAAAGTAACAAATTGTGATGGATTTAGAAAAAAGTCTAATCATCAAATCAAATATGATGGTCTAGGTTATGCAGTTGATATTGGAGTTATAGTTGATAGAGTTTATAAAGGAACTTGGAAAGACTTCCATTATTACCAAGATATTTACAATATAGCTAAAGATAAAGGGCTATTGCAAAAATATAATATTGAATGGGGTGGAAACTGTTGGAGAAGTTTTAAAGACGCTCCCCATTGGCAAATTAAGGGAGCCGATAAAATAAGTTTTAGATAATAATTGTCTGGCCAGACAAATTTATAAAAAATTTTAAATTATTAGGAGGTAGTAATTATGGAAAAAGAATTATTATGGAATGTGTTAGGTTATGTGGTATCATTGGTGGTTTATTTAG